GGTTGATGGTTCAAGTGAAGTTGGACTTGGTGAACTTGCAAGTGAAGCAGATGTAAAAACTTATTTAGATAGTTACACATCTTCTTGGACTGAAGAAGATCCTAACGATCCAGATGCAACTGTACCATTCAATCAAACAACAGCAGCCACACATATCTGGTCTAAAAAGATAGGTTAGTAAATGGCTAACTACCCGCAACTTGATAACGCCTCGGGCGTTTGGAAACTGCGTGAAGTCTATGACGCGGTTATGGGTGGGTATTGGCCGAATGCAAATGCTATTGCATTAGTTGGATGTGGAAATGCACCAACTACTAATAAAGATATACAACAATTTAATTTAACATCAGGTGGACAAACTACTACTTTTGGAAATTTAAGCACAGGTAGACAAGCTGCAGGATCTATAGGTTCTTTTACAAGATGTATATTTACTGGAGGATATAATGGGTCAACTCCATATCAAAGCGATATGGACTATGCACAATTTGCTACACAAGGAAATTTTGCAGATTTTGGTGAAATAACTCAAGATGCAACTAATAACTCTGCAACAGGGAATTCTACAAGAGGTCTTAGATTAGCTGGGTACATATCTCCTTCAAATGCTTTTACAAATACAGTTGATTATGTAACAACAGCCTCAACAGGTAATGCAGCAGATTTTGGTGATTTAACACAAGCGTCGGGATCAGCAAGTGCAAGTATGGCAGCGTCTTCTCCAACAAGAGCAATACACAAATCTGGTTCAACACCTTCTACTAATAATGTCATAGAATTTTTAGAAATTGCAACAACAGGTAACGCCACTGATTTTGGTGATACATCTGCTTCTGTTAAAGATAATGCAACGTTATCCTCTTCTACAAGAGCAGTAATTGCAGGTGGGAGTGTTGAAACAACTTTAGATTTTGTAACTATTGCATCTCAAGGTAATGCAACTGATTATGGTGATTTAGCCGTTAATCATAATTTATGTTTTGGTACTTCTAATTCTGTAAAAGGAGTTGTAGGAGGAGATGATGGAGCTCCAGGTAGCACAAGATATGATCAATTTAATATTTCAACAGGAGGGACTTCTACAGATTTTGGAGATTTGACAAGAACTATAGAAAGAGCCTCTGCAACATCAAACTCACACGGTGGACTAAACGACGGGTATCAAGGAACAAGACCTTTACCATTTAACGAAGCTGGTGGGGATTTAGCCGTTCTTATGGGCTTAAACAATGGTAGCTATATTTCAAGAATGGATACTTATAGTATTTCCACAACAGGTAATGCAAATAAATTTGGTGACCTCACATCTAGCAAAGGTGCAGCAGGAAATTTAGGAAGTAAAACAAGAGGTTTAATGATGGGTGGAGGTAGTCCTGGAGCAACTTCTCCTATTGATTATATAGAATTTAAAACAGAAGGTAACGCCGCAGATTTTGGTGATTTAACTCAAAGCACATTTGTTAATGGTGCAATGGCAAATAATACAAGAGGTTTAAGTTATGCTGGTGCAAACCCTTCAGCAACAAACGTAGTTTCTTATGTAACTATCTCAACTTTAGGTAACGCCGCTGATTTTGGTAACGCAAGTGACTCAACTAATAATACAGCAGGAATTTCCAGTAACACTAGAGCTATCGGAACAGGTGGAAGTGGCCCTATAAATACTAATATAGATTATTTTACTATTTCAACAACAGGAGATTATACAGATTTTGGAGATTTAACTGTCGCTAGAACTCAATTAGGAGGTGGTGTTAATTCTTCTACAAGGGGTTGTTTTAGTGGAGGAGCAGCACCGTCGCTTTCAGATGTTATAGATTATGTAACTATTGCAACAACTGGTAATGCTACAGATTTTGGAAATTTACAAACTGCTAGAAGTTATGTCATGGGTGGTTCTAATTCAACAAGAGGTGTATTTAATGCTGGTTCAGCTAGTCCTGGAAATATAAATACAATAGGTTTTGTTACGATTGCATCAACTGGTAATGCTTCTGATTTTGGGGATTTAATAGAATCTTATTTTCTTGGTTCTTCTGCAGCTTGTAACGGACATGGAGGATTAGTAGGTGGCTAGAGTAACAACATTCAAATATACTGTAACAGTATCTAATCCTGGTTCAGGAAACAGGTATTATATTGATGGTAACTTACAACAATATGTTGTTTTGTTTCCTGGTTGCACATACGAGTTCAATCAAGATGATAGTTCTAACTCAGGACACCCATTAAGGTTTTCAGAAACATCTGATGGTACACACAACTCTGGATCAGAATATACAACAGGTGTTACAACATCTGGTACACCAGGTTCAGCTACAGCATTTACAAAAATAGAAGTAACAAGTGATACACCTCATACTTTATATTATTATTGCACACAGCATAGCGGTATGGGTGGTGAAGTAAATGTTCCTGAAAATTTTTCTTTATCTAGCACTAATGATAGAATTATAGCTGGAGGTGGAGATACAGCAGGAGGTAGTTTTAGTAATACTATTGATATAGTACAGGTAAGATCAAAAGGTAATGCTTCTGATTTTGGAGATTTAGCACTTGGAAGACAATCAATAGCTAATGGTTGTATTAGTAGTACGACAAGAGGTTTAATTTATGCTGGTGATGATTCAGGACCAGCACAATATGTAAACAATATTGACTTTATTACTATGGCATCAGTTGGTAATGCTGTTGATTTTGGTGATGCAACTGCAGATGATTCAGGTGGCGGAGGTTTTTCTAACGCAACTCGTGGTGGACGAGGAGGTGGTTTTACTGGTACTGGTAACCCATTTGCTTCTAATATTATAGATTATGTTACAATAGCGACTACAGGTAACGCAACAGACTTTGGAGATTTAAGTTCTGTAAGATATAGTGTAAGTGGATTATCTTCTTCAACAAGAGGTATATTTGGTGGTGGAGCTATTTACACAGGTTCAACTGTTTATTCTAATATAATGGAATATATTACAATTGCATCAACAGGTAACGTTACTGACTTTGGAGATATATTAAGTGCTGGAGATAATATGATGTCAGCATCTTCTGCTACAAGAGGATTATATCTAGGAGGAATTACTGGAGCAGGTGCACCTGCTGTGCAAAATGTAATTCAATATATAACAATAGCATCTACAGGTAATTCTCAAGATTTTGGTGATTTAGCTGTAGCAATGAGATCAGGTGGACCAGGTTCTAATAGTATTTCAGGTATTACTATGGGTGGATATGCAGGTCCTGCTCTATCAAATGCTATTCAAGAAGTTACAATAGCTACAACTGGTAATGCTGCAGACTTTGGTGATTTAACACAAACAAGAGGAGATAATCCAGGAACAGTATCTCCTAGTCACGGAGGTTTACAATAATGTCTAATTCAGGAAAACTATGGGATATAAAAGAAGTTTATAAAAAAGAAATGAATAGCTCTTGGTCTAAAGGAGATATTGGTGTTACAACTAATACTTCAGGTGTAACAATAGAAAAAATTCAAATATCTACAACAGGTAATGCTGCTGCTTTTGGCGATATAACAACTTCAGGTAATCAAACAGGTGGAGCTATGGCAGGTAATCAAACAAGATTATTGTTTAGTGGTGGTAACCAACCTACAACAAGTAATGTTATATGTTCTAAAGAATTTTCTTTTGATGGTAATTTTGTTGATTTTGGAGATTTATCAGTAGATAGACAACTGCATGCAGGTGCTAGTAATGGTGTTCGTGCAGCTTTTGCAGGGGGACGACAAAGACCTGGACCATCAGGTAGTTTTACAACAAGTAACAGAATGGACGTTTCAACATTTGCTAGTTTTGGAAATGCAATTGACTTTGGAGATTTAACTGTTGCAAGATATAGTTTAGCTGCTATGCAAAGTCCAACACGAGCTTTATATGCAGGAGGATCACCAAGTCCATCTAATACTATAGATTTTGTTACATGGTCAAGTTTAGGTAATGCAACTGATTTTGGTGACATAGGCACTACTACTACTTTTGCTGGTTTTGGAGGATCAAGTTCTGAAACTAGAGGTGTTTTTGGTGGAGGTGGTGATTCAAGTAATCCATCAATTATAAATTTTATAACAATGGCTTCACAAGGAAATTCAGGAGATTTTGGTGATTTAACAGTAAATAGACTTACAAATTCTGCTGCAGGTAATAGTCATAGAGTTTGTTTTTTTGGGGGTCAAGAGCAACCATCAACAAATTCTTCGAATGTTATTGATTTTGTAAATATAGCTACAAGAGGAAATGCTACTGACTTTGGTGATATGACTTCAACATCAGGTTTTAAAATTTCAGGTCATTCTAATGGTCATGGTGGAATTGGTTTAGGCGAGTTTCAACGTCCATCAGTAACTTATATGCCTGGATCAGGGAGAGCTATTATATGTGGTGGTCCTCCGTCACCGTTAATTGAGACATTTAATATTACAACATTAGGTAACACGGTCAGTTTTGGTTCGTTAATTTTAAATGCAGAAAACTGGGGTGGAGGTTGTGGTAATGCAACTAGAATGTTAGCAGCTGATGGTGGAGCAGACAGTGGTTATACAACACAGATTGAAACAATTGAATTAGCATCGTTTGGTAATGCTTTAGATTTTGGAGATAGTACATCAGCAAGAGCTAATCAAGGTTCTCTTTCTAATAGCACAAGAGGAGTTTGGGGTGGAGGTTACGACCCTGATGGTTCACCAGCTTATAGTAATGTTATAGATTATGTAACCATAGCAACATCTGGAAATGCTAGTGATTTTGGAGATTTAACTACAAACGGAAGTGCTGCAGGTGGAACTGCTAATTCAACGAGAGGTTTGTTTGGTCCTAGAGGACCAGGTTCAGGAATTGCAAACGTAATCGATTATATAACAATAGGTTCAACAGGTAACACAACTGATTTTGGAGATGCATCAGTAGCAAGATCACAATGTGGAATGGGTGCTAGTTCAACACGAGCATTATTAGGTGGCGGTAGTAGTCCATCAAAACAAAATGTAATAGATTATGTAACAATTGCTAGCACTGGTAACGCAACAGATTTTGGTGATTTAACAGTTTCTGCGAACGCACGATTTTGCACTACTAATAGCACTAGAGCAGTATGGGGTGGAGGTTATACAGGTTCACCAACTCAAACTAATGTATTAGATTTTGTTGCTATTGCTTCAACAGGAAACGCTGCTGATTTCGGTGATATAGCATCTGGAGCAAGAGGTAATATAATGGCTTCATCTGACTCACATGGGGGTTTACAAAGTTCTTAGAATAATGTAATATCCTACATATGAAAGAAGAATTGTTACAGTTATTTCCAACACCTTTGTTAATCATACCATACGAACAACCTATAGATAAGGAACTAGCATATTTAAAAACAATTAGTTATCGTGAACAACAACAAAATGGTAATTTTAGATCTGATGATTCATATTTATTACGTAATGAAGAGTTTAAAAATATAAAAAATTTTTTAGGAGAAGCTGTAAATAAATTTACGACAAATGTTTTAAACTCAAAACAAAGATTAGTGATTACTCAATGTTGGGCTAATAGAAATCCAAAAGGATCTAAACATCATGAACATGTTCATCCAAACAGTATTGTATCGGGTGTAATGTATTTTCAAATAAATGAAAAATTACCGCCTATAGCTTTTGCTAAAGAAAGACAAGATGGTATAAAACTAGATCCTATAAAATATAATCATGTAAATTCAGAATCTTTTATGCTACCTTGTAAACCAGGTGAATTAATATTATTTCCATCTTCACTGAAACATAGCGTGCCAATTAACCAAGGTGATGAAGATAGAATAAGTGTATCATTTAATACATTTTGTATTGACGCTATTGGATCAGAACAATCACTAACTCATTTGGATATAAGGAGGTTAATGAATGAGCACAATTAAAAACTATATATACGTAAAGAATCACATACCAAAAGAACTTTGTGAAGAGTTAATAGATGAATGTAACAAAGGTATTTGGAAAAAACATACTTGGAATAATTACGCATCTGGCGAAACATCATCAGAACCTACAAAAGAATTAGATGTAATGAACTGCACTAAAGAACAACAAGCAAAGCTAACACCTTATCTTGTCAAAGCGTTAACTGAGTATCAAGAAAAACATAGTGCACCAGGAGGCAAGACTCAAGGACCATGGCTCAGTAAATTTAGTCCAATACGTTTTAATAGATATGTTGTTGGCACTATGATGAGAGAACACTACGATCATATACACAGTATATTTGATGGTAAGATGAAAGGAGTGCCTATAGTATCTATTGTAGCTAACCTAAATGAAGACTATGAGGGCTCTGAATTCTATTGCAGAGGAGAGAAAATTGAGTTAAAAACGGGTGATATACTGTTATTTCCGTCTAACTTTATGTACCCACATGAGGTTAGAGAAACAACAAAAGGCACACGATACTCATTTGTAAGCTGGGCCTTTTAATATATAATGAGGTTATATGCTACAAAAAATAGGTTTTGCACCCGGCATCAACAAACAAATTACTCCTACAGGAGCAGAAGGTCAATGGATCGACTGTGATAATGTTAGGTTTAGATATGGTACACCTGAAAAAATAGGTGGTTGGAAGCAATTAGGAGATGATGCTCTTACAGGAGCAGGTAGAGGTCTTCATCATTTTGTAAATAGTCTATCTAGAAAATATGCAATCATAGGTACAAACAGAATTTTATACGCATTTTCTGGTGGTGTTTATTATGATATACATCCTATCAAATCTACAACCACGCTTACAAGTGCATTTACCACGACCAACGGATCAGCTGAAGTTACAATAACTTTTAGTGGTGCTCATAATATATCAGCACAAGATATTATATTGTTAGATAGTTTTTCATCTATTACTAATTCTGACTTTGCAGCTGCAGATTTTAACGATAAAAAATTTATGGTGACATCTGTGCCTACAAGTTCTACACTTACAGTAACAATGCCATCAAATGAATCTGGATCTGGTGCAACAACATCAGGTGGTATACGGGTGCAACATTATTATCCTGTAGGACCAGCAGTGCAGGCAAAAGGTTTTGGTTGGTCACTTGGATCATGGGGCGGTGAGGTATCAGGTGAACCTGCAACTACTTTACAAAATGGTATTAATGATTCTGTTACAACAGGTATCATATTAGTTGACTCATCACAGTTTCCAACAGCAGGTACAAACTTTGTAATTATAGATAGTGAGGAAATATCTTATACAGGTATCGCAGCTACCGGTGAACTTACAGGTGTTACAAGAGGTGTGGCAGGAACAACAGCAGCAGCTCACAGTGGTGGTGCAACTATTACAAGTTCTACAAATTATGTAGCATGGGGTGAAGCAGCATCAGGAGACTTAGTACTAGAACCTGGTATGTGGTCATTAGATAATTTTGGTGATAAAGCTATTTGTTTAATTCATGATAGTGCAGTGTTTGAATGGAACTCTGCAGCAACAGATGCAACATCTAACAGAGCAACTATTATATCTGGTGCACCAACAGCGTCACGTCACATGTTGGTATCTACACCAGACAGACACTTAGTATTTTTTGGTACAGAAACAACCATCGGTGATCCAACAACACAAGATGATATGTTTGTAAGATTTTCGGACCAAGAAGATATAAACACGTATACACCAACAGCGACTAATACAGCTGGTACACAAAGACTGGCCGACGGATCACAGATTAGAGGAGCAATCAGAGGTAGAGATGCAATTTATGTTTGGACTGACACAGCATTATTTACACAACGTTTTGTTGGTCAAC